GATCACATGAATGACGCTTTTACCTACATGATCTGGCGTCTGTTCAACCCACTGCACGCAAGAGCAGGGCGTGGTACTGGCATCAGGATTTACTAGACAATTCATTGAACAGCAGGTAACTTTAATGCTGTTCACTTTTATTCAATGAACATGCTTGAAGGCGCAGACTTGATTGCTAAAACCAAAGCAATGGCTGATGCTTCCCGTTCTGATCTTGTTCGGGAATGCGGCTACGTCAGCACTAAAGAAGACGGCACTGAACGGCTCAATTTCGTCACTTTCTACGAAGCACTGCTAAAGGCCAAAGGCGTAGACCTGAAACCACAAAAGCGCATGGGCCGTAAGCTCACGCACAAAACCAAGGTGCAATCAGACGGCAAAGTGATCGTGGGCAGTGCTTACATCGAAGGCATGAACCTTGATCCTGGCGCCACGTTTGACATCAAGGTAGGCCGCAACAGCGTGGTTCTGACTGCTGCTGCTGCAGACTAAACTAGGAACATCGACTTGCGAGATTTAGGTGGCTTCTTCTGTTTCCTTTCAATATGGTCAGCAATCGTTTGCCAAGGTCTCGCAAGTCAACGATGCAAATGCAGCGTGGGTTAATCAAGAACCACACTGGATACTCATTGAAGATTTGATGGGCGGAACCTATGAAATCCGTCGTCGTCATCGTCGATATTTGCCACAAGAACCACGAGAACGAGATGACTCCTATGATCGTCGCCTGAGCACTTCAATTTGTCCGCCGTATTATCAGCGCCTTGAACGGATGCTGGCTGGAATGCTGACACGCAAACCAGTGCGTCTGAACGATACATCCGATCAAATACGTGAGCAGCTTTTTAACGTTGACCTAGCTGGTGCAGATCTCAACGTTTGGACGTATGAAACAGCACGCAAAATGATTCGTTACGGTCATGTCGGTGTTCTTGTTGATGCACCGCGTGATGGTGGTAGACCTTACTGGAGTTCATACACTCCCCGCGATATTCTTGGCTATCGCACTGAGATCATTGAAGGCGAACAGCGCCTCACTCAATTGCGCCTATGCGATAAAGTCACGGTCCCAGATGGTGACTACGGCGAAAAACAGGTTGAACAAGTGCGTGTGCTGACGCCTGGTGAATTCAAAATCTTCGAGAAAGACGAGGAGAGGGGTGAGTTTATTGTTGTCGATGAAGGCAAAACAGGGCTAAAGCGCATTCCGTTTAGTGTTGCCTACGCAAACAAGGTAAACACGCTTGAGTCGCGGCCACCGCTTGAAGACATCGCCAATCTAAACCTTAAGGCATATCAAGTTCAATCAGATTTAGACAACCAGCTGCACATCAGCGCAGTACCGATGTTGGCGTTTTTCGGCTTCCCTGCTGCTGCAGAGGAAGTTACCGCTGGTCCTGGTGAAGCGATCGCTTTCCCTGCTGATGGCCGTGCAGAATATATCGCCCCATCATCTGATGCTTTTGCATCATTGTTCCAACGATTGGATCAAATCGAAAAGCAGATCAATGAACTAGGACTGTCTGCTGTACTGGGTCAAAAGCTAAGTGCCGAAACGGCAGAAGCCAAGCGTCTTAATCGCAGCCAAGGAGACAGCACCATGATGGTGATTGCTCAAAACATGCAGGATATGATCGACAACTGCCTGCAGTATCACGCTGAATTCCTTGGTGATCGTCAACCCGGCAGCAGCTACGTCAATCGTGACTTCCTTGGCACCAGGCTGGAACCACAAGAAATCCAAGCATTGTTGCAGCTTTACACTGCAGGCACCATCACGCAGGAAACACTGCTGATGCAACTGTCGGAAGGTGAAGTGCTTGGTGATGACTTTGATGTAGACAATGAGCTTGAAGCAACGCAAGCCGGTGGTTTGATTGATGTTGCACCGGAATTTGCACCTGAAGAGTCAAGCGTGATCGAAGAAGATGCGGCATGATGAATGTGGCGGCGTGGGCTTGATGGAACCGGACACATCGGAGAAGCGCAGCGTTCATCATGTCCAGCAGGAATTGCCGCATAGGTTGTTTGCCGTTGTGCGCATTTCGTGGCGTTCAGAACATGGCATTGAAATTGTTGACGAAGTAAAACTGATTGACGAAGGGGCAGATACAATTGCAGTCTTTGCTAAATTGATGTGCGAAGCAATTGAACACGGTGCTGAGATTTCTATTATCTGTCCTTACGATTCAGAACATATTGGGTTGCATTAACGATGAGCGTACCGGAGTCGTTGTATCGTAATGCGATTGATTTGAATCGCTACAGCAACAGCGTTGCTCGTAGAATTATCAATGCTTACAACGATATTATTCTCGATAGTGTCGATCAACTTCGTGCTATTGATAATCTTGACGAATCATCCAAGGCCATACGATTGCGTTCAATTATTGCACAACTCAAGGAATCATTGGAGACCTGGGCAGGTGATAGCACTGAACTGACAGCACTTGATCTGCAAGGTCTAGCGGAATTACAGTCTGAATTTGTAGAAGAACAACTCAAAAAGGTATTACCACCCGGCAGTCGCAACATGGTGCGAAATGTTGAGATTAGTCCTCAGTTTGCACAATCCGTTGTGATGACAGATCCAACGCAGATCAATGTTATTACGTTGTCGGATGATCTATTTGCTGCTGTGCAAGGTGCTCCGCTGACCTATAGCCTGACTGCTGCGCAAGGTGCAACAATTACGCTGCCCAATGGTCAAGTTGTTCAAAAGGCATTTCGTGGTATTGCAGTAGAGCAGGCTGAACGCTTCGGTCAAGTTGTGCGCCAAGGCTTATTGACTGGTGAGACTACACAGGACATTGCGCGTAGATTAACTGGGCGACTTCAACGCCGTGGCGATATTCAACTAAAGTTCGGGCAACGTGCAAAATCTGTTAAGCAAATCGCTCTTGCAGGTGGTGAGCTAACTAAAGCCGCCAACCATCAAGTCATGACGCTTACTCGCACTAGCATCAATCAAGTCGCTAATGCAGCATCGCAGCAAGTCTATGAAGCCAATCAAGACATCACGAAAAAATATCGCTATGTCGCAACGCTTGACACTCGTACTTCTGCCATTTGTCGTGCATTGGATGGTCGAGAATTCCGATATGGTAAAGGCCCGAAACCGCCGCAGCACTTCAATTGTCGCAGCACGACGGTTGCTGTGATTGACTACAAGGGACTAGGTTTTGATCCACCACCAAAAGGGGAACGTGCTGCAGCTGGTGGCATGGTTCCAGCAGACCAAAGTTATGGGCAATGGCTTGCTAAACAATCAAAAGCAAAAAAAGCAAAAGCACTGGGAAAATCCAAAGTTGCATATTTTGACAAGCTTTCTTCTAAGTATGGCCCAAGGGATGCAATCGCCAAGTTTGTGCGTGACGATGGCTCAGAACTTACCTTGAACGATCTGCGCCGACGTTATGGCAGGCTAGATTAAGGATGGTTGCAATCTCGCCATGCCTAGCCACTACAAAAGCACTAAAAAAAACAAGAAGAAAAAAGGCAGTAAAAAAAGCTGCTAATAAATGCAGTTGGTGATATTATTTAGGGGAAAACTTACCCCGTGGGTGTTTTATGTCTGACGAAAAAAGTCTCACTGCTGACGGCAACGACGATTCGTCCAAACTGCAAGCCGAGATCGAAGCAATGCGTCGCAAAAATGCGGAATTGCTAAGAGAATACAAGAATTACAAGGAATCAGCAAAAATCGTACCGGATGGCGTAGATGTTCAAGAACTTATCGAGTTCAAGCGACAATCAGAGCAATCAAAGCTCGAATCTGAAGGAAACTACACTGAAGCGCGACAGGCTTTGGAGCAGCAGTTCCGTGAGGCGTCGGCGCAAAAGGATGAGCGCATTCAAGCACTTGAGGCTCGAATTCGAGAGCTAGAACTGATCACTCCTGCAGTTTCTGCCCTGGCAGATATTGTGCATGATCCTGATTTGGTGCTTAAAACCAAGCTATCTGCAGACAAGATCGAACGCGAATCTGATGGCACTGTTGTTGTCGTTGACGGTTACGAACGCAAACCCGTTGCAGATTGGGCCAAAGCTTCATTGCCTGAATGGATGCAAAAATCACCTAAACCGCAAGGGTCTGGAGCACCTTCAAACCGTGGAATGGGTGACATCCCCGCTAACACTAAGAATCCATTCACCAAGGAAAATTTCAATTTGACCGAACAGTCGCGCTTATTCAGGACTGATATTGATTTATACAATCGTTTGAAAGCTCAGGCCGAGCGTTAATATAAACGTAAGGCAAAGCCGTGCTAAGCCGTTAGGGTCGTGCCCAAAACTGAAACCACTTTTAGGCTTTAACTATGCCAGTCACTCGTAATGATGTAATTATCCCTTCTATTTTTACGCCATACGTCATTGAGCAATCTACGCTCCGTGATGCTTTCCTGGCGTCTGGTGTGGTTCGTCCTATGGCCGAACTTAACGCTGAAGAAGGCGGTGATTTCGTAAACGTTCCGCATTGGGAAGCAAACCTCTCAGGAACTTTTGAGACCCTTACGGACAGCACTTCGCTGACTCCAAACAAGATCCAAGCTGAAGAACAACGCGCCGTCATTGTTCACCGTGGTAATGCATGGGAAGCAAGGGATCTTGCAAAGCTTGCAGCTGGCAGCGATCCAATGGCCGCTATCGGCATTAAGGTGGCTGATTACATCAACCACGAAAAGCAAAAGGATCTTTTCGCTTGCCTTGGCGGGATTTTTGGTCCCACTGGCAGTGATAATGCCGGGGCATCTTTTGCTGATTTGACTGTTGATGGTGGCGGTTCAGGTGAAACCATCCTGTCACCACGCCAAGTCAT